ACCCATTGAACATAAATAAACATATCAAACCATAATAGGTATTTATGGCAACCGCAAGAGGACTACAGAATTTTATGCAGGCTGTTGGCAAGTCTGGTGGAATTTCTGCGTCTAATCTATACCAATTTTCATTCCAACCAACTGATGCATTGAAAAGATTCTTTGATAACAACGTCTTTGAAGAGTTTTTAAAGTTGACCGATAACGGTGACACAATGAACTTACAGTTGTTATGTAATGAGATACAGTTGCCAGGTGTGACATATTCTGCATTTGATGTTAAGTCAGTTCACAAAGGTATCACACAGAAACATGCAACTGCTAAGGTCTACAATGAATTAGATGTTAGTTTCTTTATGGATGGAACATCGTTACCACTAAGATTTTTTAGAGCATGGCAAGACTTTACACAAAATGGAGTCGCTGCTAATCCTGAAGGATTTTATGATGATCAACCATATAAGAGAGCATTTGCATGTAACTACTACGAAGACTATGCATGTGACATGTTTATAAGTAAGTTAGAAAAATATGATTCTAATCAAGGTAAGAAGATGGATGGAGATTATAAAAACCCATGGAACGTCAGACTAGTAAAAGCATATCCATATACTGTAGCATCAATACCATATTCTGCAGGTCCTGCACAACTTGTTAAGGCAACTGTAGGATTCTACTATGAGTATAGTCATTTATTAACCTTCAGTTAAGCTACTATATAATATACTGAAATTATAAATTATGCCATTACCTGAGATTGCAACGCCAATCTATACGTTGACAGTCCCTTCTACAAAGAAGAGAGTAAAGTATAGACCGTTCCTTGTAAAAGAACAAAAGTTATTAATATTGGCATTGGAGAACAATGATCAAGAACAGATACTAGACGCTATAACTAAGACTATTCAAAATTGTTTACAAACAAAAGTCAATGTAGCAGAGATGGCACTGTTTGATATAGAATTTTTGTTCTTACAAATACGTGCTAGATCAATCAGTGAGGAGATTGAGATGAAAGTTACGTGTGCTGATGATGGGGAAACTACTGTAGACGTAAAGTTCATGGTAGATGATGTCAAAGTCAACTTTCCTAAAGGTCACACCAACGTAATTAAGTTGAATGATGAACTCACTGTTGAGATGAAGTATCCTGATCTAGAATACTTTGCTAAAATTAATTTTGTGGGTGAAGAAATGGATCCATATGAATTAGTTGCTAAGTGTATAAAGAGAGTATATGTTGGTGAAGATGATTTTACCGCAGACTCTGATGAAGAGTCAAAGAAGTGGGTAGAGTCATTAACCAGTCAACAATTTGATATGATACAAAAATTCTTTGACACCATGCCATCACTTAGGCATGTACTTAAGGTGAAAAACCCAAAGACAAAGAAGATGAATGAGGTGGTATTGGAAGGTTTATCTGATTTTTTCGCATAGCCCTCTTCCACGAGGGCATCATGACCTTCTATCAAACTAATTTTTCTCTTGTTCAACACCATAAATATAGCTTGACAGACATTGAAAACATGATGCCTTGGGAACGAGAGGTATATGTAAATCTGTTAGCAGCTCACCTACAAAAGGAGAGAGATCGCATCGCTGAACAAAACCGACGCTAATGGACTTTACAGCAATCCTTAATTTTACAAAGAAAGCAGCAAAGAGTTTGACTGTTGGAGTAGCTGGTGCTGTCACCAGCGGTGACGCTGGTAAATTGGTTCCTGCTATAGCACCTATTCCTATAAATGATGTAGATACGTCATATGGACAATCAAATGCTATACAACAGGATCCAAACGAGACTGAGAAGAAATACGACGAAGTAGTAATAGAAACAATAAAAGAGGTAGCAAAACAGAGAAACTTACCATATGAAAAAGAACCAGAAGTTGCATTGGCAACAGGTGGTCTTGTTAAACGTGAGACTATAGCAAAAGTTGGTGAGAAAGAACCAGAGATTGTACAACCAGTCAAAGATTATGGTGAGACAGTAGAGGCAATATACAAACAAGGTGCAGCATTAATTATAAGTTCATCTTTAGGTTTCTTAAAAACATTACCTCCATCTCCTGCTAAGGGTAGCGTATTAGAAGAAGCTAATAGATTAAAAAGTATATTTGGTCTAGGTGAGGTTCCAAAACCGAAACAAGTCATTGGATTGAAAGCACCATTAGTGTGGTGGGGTGGTAATAAACAAACTGCAACTGGTGCACCAAAAACTAAAACCACAGAACAGACACCAGAGAAGTCAACCAAATCCATGATGGGCAATCCCTTAAGGGGGTTGAAAAACCTTAAGAAGGTAGGTAAGAAAGGTCTTAAGTTCTTAAAAGGTAAAGCTGGAAAGGTAGGAAAGGGTATAAGAAAGGTAGCAGCAGGAGGAACTAAGTTAGTCAAAGGTGCAAAGAAAGCATCAATGGCACTGTTAAAGAAAGGATCTAAGAAGATCGCTACTAAACTAGGTGGTAAGGCAGTAGCAAAAGTGGGTGCAAAAGCATTAGGTAAAGGGTTACTTAAGAAGATTCCATTTGTAGGTCTTGGTGCAGGATTATTATTTGCAGGACAACGACTGATGGCGGGCGACTTCAAGGGTGCTGCTCTCGAAGCTATGTCTGGTGCAGCATCTATGATACCTGGTGCGGGAACTGCTATATCCATAGGACTTGACGCAACACTTGCTGCTAAAGACATGGGTGTATTGCCAGGTCAGAAAGAAGCAGAAGATCAACAGTCAGCTGCAGCATCTCCAGATCCTAGCAAGGACATGTACGGTAGACCTATTATCCTGAACCCATCGACTATGAAAGCATGGAAGAGGGTAGTAAACGCTGCAGCAAAAGATGGTGTTAACTTACCTATGGGTGTGACATCTTCATATAGAAGTCCAGAACAACAACAAGCATTGATAGACGCGGCTCAAGCGGGTGATCCAAACGCTATAAGTCCTGCTGCTGTTGGTACATCTCCACATGGACAAGGTTGGGCAGTTGACATAGATTACTACTCAAAAGCAAATGAGTGGATGAGAGATAAAGGTTCTAAGTTTGGTTTTAAATGGCAGGGTGAAGGAGATCCAGTTCACTTTGACTTCTATAACAATGAACCAAATGATAAGTGGTTAAGACCTGGCAAGAATAAATGGATCCCAAATATTGATCCTGTTACAACAAAGACAAAATCATCAGGTAATGTAAAAACTGCATCAAAACCAGATTCTAACTTTGGAAATCGTATGGGACGTGAGTTTGATTTGATTGAGGAAGGTTTAGATCCTAGTGCAGCAGCAAAACAAGCATTAATAGACTTCCCTGTCACTCAAGGATCTGGAATGGGTATGGGTGGTGTAATGGCAGCACCACAAGTTGTACCTGTACCTAGTCCACCAAAGATAGTTTACATTCCAGAAACTAAAAAAGAAGAGAGTAAATCTAGAAACGCAGTCATTGATGTGTTTGGTAAGGGATCAATGGAGGTTGTATCATGAAGTTGCCAGGCGATTCAGATAAACAAGATAAGGGCGTATCACATGAGATGATGCAGAGATCTCTGCAGTCACAACGTCGTGTAGTACAACGTGTTGGATTGTTAGAAGATAAAGTTGATGCATTGGAGTCAGCTGAGATTGAGCCTGGGATAGATTTAGGTGAGATAGCAGATGGTGCTAAGAAGATTGCTACAAAGATAGGAGATAAGGCACGTGAAGTAGCACCAAAGATAGGCAAGAACGCACAGTTATTGGGTGACAAAGCAAAACAGGCTAGTCAGGCAGCTGGTGAAAAACTTGGTGCTGCTGGGCAGTCTGTTAAGGATAATGTAGGAAAAGCAACCGATAAACTGACAGATGTAGGCAAAGGGATACGCAGTTTCATAGGTGACAAGGCAAAACTTGCTAAGTCCATGAAACTCCCGACGCTGGGCTCAGGCAAATCAAAACCATCTCTTCCATCAAAGACTTCTGGTACAGAAACTGTAAAACCTCCTGCACCTACAACACAACCACTAGATCCACTAATTCCAGATCCAATAGCAGCAGAAGGTAAAGATAAAGATGGTAACACAATATATGATAAGAACGAAAGAGTAAGGAAATTTCTTGAAGCACAGGGCAAACCAGTTCCCGCAAAGTATGCAGCACCTGAGCAATCACCAAAGGTAGATGCATTAGAGGATGTTGGTATAGGTGAAGATGATGTCAAACAAAACGTTAAAAAAGATCTAGAAGATAATCTTGAGATAGATCCTAAGATGAAGAGGGCATTCATGGATGCCTTAGCACTTCCTGCTAAATCTGCTGCTGTTGCAATGACAGATTTATTAGAGAAGATCCCTGCACCAAGTAAGGAAGCATCTAAGATATTGAATAGAAATATATCTAAGATATCTAACTCATTCAAGTTAGGTGCTGCTAGTGCTGAAGTGGCAAACGATGAAGAAGATAACGATAAGAAAGATGAGAAAGCACCAAGTTTACTCAGTGCATTAATAGGTAAAGCAATTAATTTTGTTAGAGGTAAGTCTGGTGGTGGAGAGTCAGAAGGTGGAGAGCAACAACAACTACCATCAGCACCACAACAGAACTTATTGCCAGGTGCAGCTGGTGATCCTACACATGGAAGACGTGCACCATATACAGGAACTGCTGATGGTATAGGACTTGGAGACGGATCAGGCAGAGCTATGCAACCTATCAAGAAGCGTAAGTCAGCAGCAGCAAAATTATTTGGCATGACACCCATGGGTATGGCATTCAATGCGGGTAATACTATGTTTAAAGGTGCTAAATCATTTACTCAAAGTAAAGCATTCAACAACATAAAGAACATAGGTGGTAAAGCACTTGGTATGACACCAATGGGTATGATGGCGAAGTTTATGATGAAAGGTGCTGGTAATGTTAAGAATTTATTCAGTAAAGGTGAACAGAAAGTCAACTTAACAGAACTGACTGATAAAACTATACAAGAGAACAGAGCATCAGCTGATGCTAAAACTCAGAAACAAGTTGATCTCGCTGCAGGAACTGGTGATGCAATAGATTCAGCAATGCCTAGTTCACCGTCATATGACCAAGAAGGTGGTGCTCTTGCTCAACCTAACATCAAAGAATCTCCATATCTTGATGTATACAACGTCACTTCGCAATTCTAATGTCAGTTAATACACAGTCTAATTTTCAATTAATTCAATTTCAGGTTGCGGACTTTCCTCCAATAACTGTCAATCAGGTATTGTATGTCAAATATACTGAGGACATACAAGCTGCTACTATGAAAATGGAAGTACAAATTACTGATAGTGAAACTGGTATGTTGTCAGAGTTGCAAGGTATGGAGAGAGTTTTTATACGCATAGGTGACAGTGAAGGTAAGACAGAAATTGGTGGAGATTTTGTCATATATGATATACAGGATAGAAAGAATGTAGGTGGTAAATCATCTGCTGTACTCATGCTTTGTACCTTAGATTTTTTAAACAACGCTGCTAACAAATTATCACGTAGATTCGGTAAGGGTCAGGGTAAAAAGATACATGATATCGTTCAAAAAGAAATATTACAAGATCTCATGGGAGTTCCTGACGAGAAATTACTTAATTTTGAAAAATGTATTAACAATTTTTCATTCGTATCACCTTATTGGAATCCATTTACTGCAATAAGATGGTTATCTTCAAAAGCAATACCAGCTACAAAAGGTAGTGGTTCAGCAGCAACTGCAGGATATGCTTTTTATGAGACAAGATCGGGGTATAATTTTGTGTCATACGATTCATTTGCTCGTCAAGAACCAGTAACAAGAATAGTTGTAGGACATGAAGGTGAAGAGTTAGAAGATGAAGAAGACTATGGTATTACTACTGTTGAAAGTCTTACTATCGAGTCGTCTGTTGATTTGTTAAAGGGTTTGAATTTAGGTTCATACTCTAGTAATGTAATGACATTAGATATAAAAGATATGAAATACGAAGAGTATCCTTTTAACATCAATAAATATTATGATGATGTTCAAACTTTAAACGCGGGTGCTACCCCAGAATTTTATAAAGGATTTGATAACAACTTGACATTCACAAGAATTATGTCTAAGGTATCGGACTCTGCATTGTTTACTGAGGGTACATACACACAGGGATTTACAAAGCAACTTTCACAATCCAGTTTAAGAGAAAAATTATTTTACAGCAAAAAAGTTATAGTAGAATTAATATCAGATTATTCATTAGAGATAGGTGAAGTTGTGCAGTTAGATATTTACAGAGGTGGTAGAGATAGAGAACAGGACTTTGCAAACTCTGGTAAATATGTTATTGGTAAAGTTGAAAGAACATTCAAAACTAGTCAGGATAAAATGACTACTAGACTTACATTATATACTGACTCAGACGGTCAAGAATCATGAACGAAAACATTGCTAATTTTATAGGAAAAGAGGGATTCAACTGGTGGGTTGGACAGGTGGAGAATGATGGTTCAAAATACTGGAACGCTGATTTAGAGGATGGTAATGGCGACTTTGATTATGGTGACTTTGATTGGACTAATAAAGTAAAAGTTAGAATTATAGGATACCATAGTCCTAATAGAAAAGAGTTACCTACGTTTGATCTACCATGGGCTCAAGTATTGATGCCACCAATATATTCACAACGTTCTGGTATAGGATCTATTCATCAGTTGCAACTCAATAGTTGGGTTGTTGGATTCTTTATGGATGGTGCATCAGCACAGATTCCTATTGTCATGGGAACTATAAGTGATGAGAACCCAGACAGCAGTTATGGAGTTGAGGGTGGTAAAGCTCAAGGATTCGCACAAATAACGAGCGTCAATTATAAGAAAAAAGATCATGGTACACAAGGTAGTTCTGCAGCTAACACTGGTAGTACAATTCAGAAAAATGAAGACACTGGTTTAGATGAAGCAGCTACAAAGAATGATGGACAGAAGACAGGAGAAGGAGAGGAAACTACGAAGAACGAACGTGGTGCTGCAGAGGAGAAGAGTGAGAAACAGAAGATAGCAGATGAGAAACAGAAAGTAACAGTTCAAGTTGGTAATGGTAAGTGTGGATCAGAGACTGCTACAAAACTAGAAGGTCCTCTTGCTGAGTTTATGAAGTTTGCTCGTGGCGTAGAAAAGAATGACATAGATCAGTTCATCAATAAGTTGGATGGTAGTGTCGTTGATCTTGACTATGAGATCAACATCATGTCACAACGTATACAAAAGAAACTTACAGGACTGACTGCTAATATCAAGGGCGTGGTCATGGAAGAGACTAATAAACTTGTGAAAGATGGACTTGCCAGTCTTAGTGTACCCGACCCAGAATTAGATGTTGCAGTTAGAGATCAGTTAAAAAATGTTGGTGATCTTGTCTCATGTTTATTCAAACAGTTAGTAGGTGAAGTTGGCGACTTTATCAAAGGACTATTAAAAGACCTCGTAGAGAACGTGTTAGACACTGCACTATGTCTTGTTCAAAATATCCTTGGTGATATCATGAAGAAACTCATGGACAGTATCACGGGTGCATTGGGTATATTGAAAGGAATTACGGGTGCTATTAAAGGGTCAGCACAAAAAATACAAAACTTACTTAATAAAGTTGGTGAGTTCTTAGATTTATTCTGTGATGGTGCTCTATCATGTGCTATCGGTGCATCTGTATTTGATACTGGTATTGGTGCAAAGGCAAAAGGCAATGATGCTACACAGAAAAATATAGATCAATATCCAGTCAAACCCCCCAACTCAATATCAATAGTTGGTAATGGTAACCCTATCAATGGTTTGGTTCCTGCTGTAGATCGTAATGGAGTTAAAAAGTTATTTGATGTCAACAAGGGATCTCTTATAGAACTAGGTAGTGTTGCTGGTATAGCAAGTGGTTTAACAGAGAAAGCATTTGATACACGAGGACCTTTGGAGAAATTTGAGGGTATAAACTTCTATGACTCATTAGGTAATGTCTCATCAGCAGCAGTCAACTGTAGTAACAGCATCCTGAACAAGAAACCATGCTTCCCAGAAATGGTATGGGATAATTTGCAATCAACTAGTCCAATAAAAGCATTACCTATTGTTGATGACATAGGACAGATTCTTGGTGTGTTGATGAACAAAAAAGGATCGAATGTTAATGCAGAAGCGACAGTTAAAGCACAGTTTACATGTAATGAACCAGAAGGAAGTGGTGCAACATTTAAACCAAATATTGTAGATGGTAAGGTTGATTCTATTGAAGTTATCAAACCTGGCGTAGGATATGGATTTGATCCTGCAGATACATTTTGTCCTAAAGAACAATATGGTGTGTTATTACCCAAAGTAGGACTGCAGCAACATGTTAATGATGGTGAATATATTGAACAAGTAACTACAGGCAATCCAGATATATTACAGGTAGTCGATACTGATTATGATAATGACAATATATTGATTGCAACGATAGACCCTTCATTTAATCCAAACTTGACTGTTGGTCTACAATTAAAAACTAAATCAGGTCATGAGTTTATATTAAACTTTAACAAAAAATTCCCAACATTAGTAATACCACAAGGTGCAAAAGCATTGTATGCTAAGTGTGGTGATATAATACCTAAAATTGATGAATTAAAAATAGTAAGTGTTGGAACTGATTATACAGATCCAATCATTACCATTGGTACAGGAGCGAAGAAAAAGCAGATTGGAACTGCTACAACAGATAAAGATGGTAAGTTAGTAAAGGCAGTTGTAACCGAGTCTGTCTTAGGATTTGTAAAACCTGTTGTTGAAGAGAAATCAGCAGCAGGAACTGGAACTGGAGGATTGTTAAGTGTAGTGTATGCATTTACAAGTCCTAGAGAGATCAGAGAGACTAATGTTTTACCACTCACACAATATATTGACTGTGTAGGGCATCCTATGATAAAATCTGCTATAGAAGATGAAGAAGCTGGTTTGACTGACTCAGGATTTAATTTAGTTGATAGCACAATAGATGAGACAACACAACTCAACACAACTACTGCTGTTCAGTCTGCACAAACAGTCGCTGATCCAGTATCAACTCCCGTAAATCAGGATACAACACAACCAAGTGCACCATCCACTCCATCCACTCCTACACCACCCGCACAAAATAATCCACCACAACAAGGAGGATATGGAGGTTACTAATGTCTGACATCAATCCATTTACAGGTGGGACTAACAATCCTAACACAGCACCTAGTACAAAAATAGAATATCCTCTTAACTGGGTACAAGCAACATCTGCGGGTCATATGTTCGAGATGAACAATACCAAGGATGGTGAATACATACGTTTGCTCAATGCAAATGGTAATTTTCTTAATATAGATGAGAAAAATAACAACAACTTAGTTTCGTATAATGATACATATATCTTATCAGACCACAATCTTGTTATAAAAGTCGGTAAGGACGTAAATTCTGACCGAATGGCATTACATATTATTGGTGATGTTAATCTTTATGTTGAGGGTGATATGCAAACTGAGGTCGAAGGTGACCGTTTTGATAGGGTGAATGGTAACTACCAGATGCAAGTCGGTGGTGTATGTACTATTCAGTCAGATGAGAACTTAGCAATACAAGCTAAGAATGAAATGAAGTTGCAATCCAATGCCTACACAAACAAGACAGTGTTCTTGGAAAATGATTTGAGTGAAGGCGGTTCTGTAAAAGAGAACGTAGCGGGTAATTATGAAGTCAAAATACAAAAATCAACATCTACATTCTCTGTCAACAGTGACGGAGACATCCGCACAAGAGCTGCAGGATGCAGATATGAAAAAGTTGATGGTAACTTACTCACTAATGTGGGTGGTAAAATCAAAACACAGGTAGATGGTGGAAATGTATCATGTATAAACGGAGGTGCATTCGATGCAATGATCTCCTCACCTGATAGTAATGCATATAAATTAAATGTATCAGGAAACATCAAGATGGATGCCACTGGCAACGTCGATATTGATGGAACCGAGATATACTTGAATTGATAGTAGAGTTCACAAAGTAAAATGACACAACATCACATGTCAGTAAGTAAGCAGGAAGCAGAATTTCTTAAATGTATTCTTGCAAAGCATTTAG